TGTATGCTCAGGCTATCGTGATCACGATTGCTGGGCTTGCTTGTGACACTTGTACTGTCATGAGAGTTGCTGGCTATTCCCGTAGTCAGCGACTCCCAGTATTAGTTCGTTAAATTATTAATGAATGTATGTGCTACATCACACACCTCCCAAGTTCCATCATATTAGACATGACTGTTAGAAAACTTGAGAATAGACTTGTCTCATCAACAAATCTTTTAAACTGGTTTAAAACTTATATTACGGTTACTGATGTTACAAATTTTTGATAACTTGCCAGGCCATCACGTTGTGACTCAAGCTCAATTCTGACTGGGTTATTCACATCCACTATTAGACCTGCACCAGTCTCTGCTGACTGTATCTTTAATGCATTTACTGAGAGATTGCTGTTTGGATCGCCAATAATCAATTTAGGACTTATATCAGATACAAGTGTAAAGTCACCTACGGTATATAATTCATTGAACCACAGTGTAACTTTGCCAGTTCCAGCATCAAAAAAGACTTTAAAGTCAAAATAAGTGTCATCAACGTTTTTGCCGCTTCCACCGATATAGTTATGAGGCAAAGAAACACTCGTAGTTGGTGTGAGAAAAACGTCAGTAAAACCAGTAATTGTTAAGAAATATTGATTAATTTCTATTTTCCAAAGTGTGCAAACATCAGTTCCTGCATTCTCTAATGTCCGTGATCCAGCCATACGCAAGATTGTGCCATACCCCATAATGCGACCTTCGATCACAAAACTAGTATTACCAAGATCAAATACACTATTCGCATCTAAATATAGTGCCTGCTTTGTTAAGCACATAGCAGAACCGCCATGTGCTTTACTATCCACAACAGTAAATGCCCCACCAAAAAAAGAACTGCCCTGAAATGTATGAAAAGTAGGGCTGGCAACAATAGTCGTCGGTGCATTTGATATATCAACAAAATTTTGAGCAAAATTACTACCAATCAGTGGCAGTAGTAAAACCACATCCTCCCACAACGGATCACTACTACCAGTTTTAAATGCTGCTGGTACATAATCGCCTGTATAACGACCACCAGTCCGCTGGGTAATTCTAAATCCATTCATAATTACTGCTGAACCTGTATGTCCACCAACAAGATTACTCAGTATTACGCTCAGCTTCGGAACATTTTCATGCAAATTTTCCAAAAAAATGAATTCCAATGTGTCTGATACCGCTGCAATGCCATCAACATAGATCGTCACTAAAGAGCTGTTAATAAAACTGTTTGTTCCAGTGTTAAATCGACGCTCAAGCAAAGTCACCTGAATTGCAATATCAACATATTCATCACTCGATAAACCAGTTGCCTCATAATCTATTGTCTTATCAGCACCAATCCAACCGCTACCATATTCATTTCCGCTTACAGAAATTATCATTGAATCTACATTGATTTTTGTGCTGATAAACATGTACGAATGGTCGGGTGTAATTGACGAACCAGTACGATCTACAAACATTTGAAATGTTGGAATTCCATCTGACTCAGATAAAGAATATTTGAGCGTCTTGATCCGATATTCAATGCAATGATCCTCTTGCACAATTGCTACAAGCTTTTGTGCAGGCAATGCAATTAAACTGCCCTGTGAAATACTGGCAACCTTACCCACATTTTCATCTGTTTGAATCCGAACAGCATATGGATTATTCACAGTAAAATGATTAGGTGATAAATCAGTAAAGTTAATACTATTTTCAGCACCATCAATTCCCAACTCAAACAATGTTGTCATCTCACCGTCAAAGCGTTTGGGTACATTCCATATACACGGAGATTCAGCTTCAACCTTATTTAACAGCTCAATATTATTTGCATCAAATATCTTCAAGTTATAAGTAGTGCCTGCTTCATGTGCAGTACTACCATCTGTAAAGCTTGGTGCTTGGCCTGTTTGAGTCAAGCGATTGCGATGAGACCATGAGAGTGTCAAATCACCAGAAACCTGTTCAGGGAAATACTCACCATTAATTTGTACTTGAGCTGGTGGATAAGGACGAGCCAAACGATTTGACAATTGTGCTGAGTAAACCGTTGCTGTTGCTTCATTAAGTTGATCTGAAGACGTGCGAGTAATGAATTTTAAATTTGCAGTCTCACCGATATTAAAAATTCGGTTTGCTGCATTATTTAAATTGCTGTAGACCGAGAACCTTGTGCCAATTTCATGATTTTGTGGCTCTGTATCAATACATCCTCTTGCCAGTGTGACTGTATTTGCTTGTAGATCAACCGCATCAACACGCACAATTTCACTGCCAAGCATGGCACGATCACCAACTTCAATATTCGTTATGCTATCTGCCAATGAAACTGTAACTGCTGTTGCAGTTTGTGCTACAGCAATTGTGACTGTGGATATAAAGGCAAAGTCGCTTGTACCGACATTTGCAAAGCTAACTTCATTTGATGCCTTAGCCAATAGATCAAACGAAATATGCAGTGATGATGGCTGAGCAGCTGCCACTGCAAAATAACCTTGACCAGATTTTGCCTGTAAATCTGCCGTTGAAAAATCCTGAAGCAACTCAAAGAACGGCACTTCATAAATTATAGGATTTGATACAGGTAGAGCCGATGATTGTGGTGGCTGATGTAAGCTTGGCTGACTTCCAATAAAATTTTGGTCAGCAAGTCCGAATACGTCTTGTAGGGCAGTCACAGCAATTTGACCATTTATAATTTCACTATGTTCAACCTTGATTGCACGTAAAACCAGTGACTCAATGCCTTGCTCTTGCGCACTGATCTTGAATACCGACAAAGGTTGCATCTGATATGCACGTCGATCAAAAATCAGCTTAAATTTCTTTAAGCCTGACTGAGCAATTTTCATATCCCGTGCAGCAATACGCCCAGCGAGATTCGCAGTTGGAATACCTGCGTATGTTTTATTTTCTGAAATAACTCCAAACTTCTGAATCGCTGCAATATTCTCCGCACGAATTTGTTGATCCTGATTTGTGATCGGGTCTCGATAAGTCACAATGGTTTGATTTGATGCGACATCATTGGCAGCATTGTTATCATCTTCAATCTTAAGTAAACCATTTACAGAAGTGAAAAGTGGCAACGTATCCACATCATAATTAGCTCGCACTAAAACCAGCTTCCACAGTCCAGTCATACGATCTAAATATAATGCTGCACCAATGGTATCAACGATCTGCTGAATAAATTCACTCAGATTTTCCTGACGACGCCATGCCAGACATATACCAAAATTTTCACTATAAAGTTGATCAGCAGCAGCTTGAAAACTTGCCAGATCAAGCTGACTGGCTGCAAAGCCACGTCCCCATACTGAATTGGTTTGAGCTTCATAAATGATATGGGCAGGATTCATGGCTTGAATGGTATTGTCATTCAGCCAGATGACAGCTTTCGCTGGATACCAGACCGAGCCATCCCAGTTTGATGTGATGCGACGTACACGGAAAGACCAAGGCTTCGGGTATGGTGAATTGGAACAGACCAAACCATCATAAAAGAAGGTCACCACACCACGATAGGCAGGCACAGTGGCTGGTTCAATGACAGGTGGAACCCAGACACGGGGTTCATAATAGCTGCCTTCAGTATAGTAACCTTCCTGAACAACAGTACCGTACATGTTTTCCAATTCATTTAATGTTGCCTGATCTTGGGCACCTCTTAAAATAGTGAGATTGCCAACAATACCGCCTTCGCTATCATCACCACCAAATAAACTTGGCTGGTTAATTTTAAATGTGGTTTTATTATCTGAACTAATATTGCCAGTCCATGCCGTTTTGTCACTGATCTTGATTTCAACCAGGTCATCAATACCACGACATAAACCCATGTGTAGTGACATGAGATATTTATAGCCTGACGTGACTGATTTTGAGAAAAGCCCACCAGTTGACTTTTTAATTGCTTGATTGCGGTAATTTCCGATTCCAATGACAGTCCAATCAGTTAACCAAACATCACCAAACACCACAATTTGCGGTGTACCATCATCAGCGGTTGGAAAATCAAAATCCTCAAATGCTGCTGGTTTCGGTTTTTGTGGTTTTGGTTGTAATGCATAGCTTAGAACCAGCATCACAACAAAATAAATCAACTGTGGCATGTTCTAAGCTCCTAAAATACTGGCGTTCCATCGAACGGACTTTTACCTGGCATATAAGGGCAACCGCCATAATTGATAAAATTATAAAATCGGGTTTTACATGTATTGATCGTGCGATCACAGCCAGCATAGACCGCAATGGATTGACCGTTGACCAGACCAAACGTGCCACCATATAAAGTCAACAAATCGCCCTGATGTGACTCAATACCACGTTGCTCAAGTCCATATTGACTCGTCCATTCCACATAACCGCCTGCGTAGTACCCATCCTCGTGTGCCGTCGCATTTGCAAAGCCAATGCTGGCACCATCCAGCCGATCAATCAGTCCTTCAACTTTGTAGACTGAACGCTGCACTTGGCAATCATTGTCATAAAGTGTATGTGGGCAGTTACGAGACCATGTTTTTCTTAGCCCTGTGCGCTCTAATGTTGAAGCCAATGTCTGACATTGAATTTGTGCTGTATATTGATCCTTAAAGCGCACTCCAGCGACCTGACCCATCCAGACCACTAAATAGCCATCATCGCCATAGTGCAAATCAAAAATAGTGACCGTTACTGTTTGACTTGGTGCAATGACCCGATACATCTGTGCAATGTCTAGGGCAGTAGGAACGGTGAGATTTAAGGTATCAGCTTGAGTGTCTCCAGTTTGACGAATACCATCATCCGTGATACCACCTTCAATACTTTTAAATGTGATATTTAAATGTGAGATATTGCGATCAGCAGAGGTAAAGCCCCAACGAATAGGGCCTCGTTGAAATTGATATAAACGGACAGGTTGTCCATTTTGCAACGACGTTTCATATTCTGAAAAACTCATGATTCACGTACTCCACGCCAAGTTACAGAACATTTAGCAATGCCATCACTGTCATTGATATGTTCAAAAGAAACTGTGTCATTTGAAAGACGACACAGGCTTAAAAAACTGATCCGAAAAATGTCTTTTGGATTGACCTGGCTTGTGATGATTTGATCAAGACCAAGGCGCTCAGTCGTACTGTCAATCTCGGTAGCTGAAGTAATTCGACGGTAAAGAACAGAGCCATTTTTTAAAATG